AAAATAATAGGTTGATTCCAGTTGATAAGATTCTCAAAGAATATTATGTCTTTAGATGCTTCTGGATTTTTGTATTTAAAATAATTTCCTTCGTAAGTTCTTCCAACATAATAATTGAGCCTATTGGATTCAGAATAGCTTGGGATAATAATACGTCCTCCATAGTCTCCAGTTGTCGCGTATCCAATATTATATTTAATAAAATCATTGTTGGTAAGTCCCCGTTCATTTAAATATTTTCTAATTTTGTTAGCAATTATAGATGTAGTAGATGCTGAGTATAGAGGTTGGAATTCTTCAGGTAGTTCAACAACTTCTTCGTTCTTATATACATATTTCTTTCCTTTCTTAACATACTTAAGAACTTCTTGTGCTTCTCCTTTTGGTAATTTTAACTGTTTTACTAATGAGAATATAGATTGACCTCTGGTCTTACATACCCAACATTCCCAGAAATTCTTTCCTTCTTCATTAGTAGCCATGTTAATTTCTAACTTTGGCTTACGGTGATTACAAAAAGGACAATGAAAAGCGTAATTATCTCTAGCTCTTTTATGACTTTTTCCTAATATATTTTCTACAGCACCTAATAGAAAGGTATAATCCATACTACATAGTTAATATATAAAGATAAGAAAAAATATAATAAAAAACAACTATACGTCAGTCATTTTCAATTTACCAGATTTTGGATGGATCATAAAATTATCTGGTCTAATGTCTAGTTCGTCAGGTGGAATTCCGTATCTTTTCGCTTCTTTTTCTAAGGCATCTATGAATTCATTAGAGATTTCACCCTTATATTCCCCCATAACTTCCATAGTTATAATACCTAATTTATCTTGTAACCTATCTACATCGTAAATATATACAAAATTATTAGTTTTTTTGCCTTTTAATTTTTCTGCGTGATCTAATTCTATTTCGTCTGTAGTGACTTTAACAGCTCTTCCTTTTAGAAGATAAACCGAGCCGTAATCCCCTGAACCTAAGTATTTACCTCCCTGATCTTGTATCTTATCTATTTCTCGATTAAAATCAGGATCATATTGAAGAGGTCCTTCTAATATGATTTGTGAGAGTTTCATTACTTATAAGTTAAAATTAAAATCTATTTTTGGAAAATAATCTCTTTCTCCAGGTTCAGAATCGTAAAAGCGATCTTTACTTTTTATTTCAAATCCTTTTACTGTTTCTAAAAATGCTACTACTTTATTAAAAGTGTTTTCGTCTATATCTTTTCTTTCGTAGAACATAACGGAACCGAATCCTTTTCCCTTACGAGGATCATCGTCAGCTCTATCTTGACTGTAAGCAGACATATTAACAATATAATCATAACCTTTAAAATTATTTTCTAGGTCTTTTTTTAATTGCTCTTCCTCTTCTCTATATTCTTGAGATTCTAATATGATATCAGATAATTTCATCTTCCTTGTCCTTTGTAAGCTTTTTTATAGTTCTTACTATTTTTTAGTTTTGATGTTTTACTTTTTGCGTGAACTCCTGGTCTTTTTTTATTATTAGAACCTTTAAAATCACTTAAAACTATTTTTGCCATTACAGTTTAATCACTTTTAATTTTAAATTACCGGTGCCTTTTATTATTCTATGATATACACCCTTTCTAATAAATAGTCGTTTTAAACTCTCCGGATTGTTATTATCGTATTGAAATTTCCAATCNGTNTCATTTANAGGTTCGATAATACGGTCTTCCATATCTCTATGCCATACCAGTTCTTCTTCTGATATGTTTTGAGTAAAAGTTCTTACCTCTCCTTCTTCGATATATGGTCTACCAGTATCCACTAAAATTTCTAGAACCTCCTAATGATTTCCAATAACGTCCTATATTACATGACCAGTATCCTGGTTTAGTTTTATCTTTTTTCTGTGCGCATTTATGACGAGCTGCAAAAGAAGCTCTTGCTCCAGGTTCGTTTAACTTAACAGATAAATTACCGCTATCGCCAAAATTAACTTTTTTTACATTTCCAGTTTTTGGATTTTTTACATAGACAAAGAATTTTTTAGGTCCTCCTCTTTTTGGTTTATTTAAAGGAACTTCTCTTCCTTTATATTCTGCTTCATCTACCATTGGAAGATCTAAAGGTACTTTTTCTCCTTCAAATACTCCATACTGTCCTATATCGGTGGATTCAAGTAACTCAGCATCTTCTTCGTTAAGTTCTATAAGACCGTCTCTCCAAGCGTCTCTCGCTTCAGCAAATAATTGTATAAATCTTTCGCTAGAATAACGGTAGACATTCTCATGTAAAGAGAGTCCGTTTTGTACGTGGTAGTCTAATGAAGGTAATCCTACTATATCTTTTATTTTTAACATAATGTTTATATTAACTATTAAATCGCTTCATAGCAGATTTAAAATCTTTATTATAATTATCTGAATACTGCTGCTGGTCTTTACTGATAGGCATTTTTGGTTCTGGTCCTTTTTTGCCACTTGCATACCATTTACGTAAATCTTGTCTATATTTATCTCTTGCTGTTGCCATTCCAGCTTTTTGATTTTCTATACCTTTTTCTTGTGCTTTCTTCATTGTTTTTAAAGTAGCATCTGTATATTTTTTCAATATAGGAGTATATTGATTTGCGTAATGTTTTTTTAACTTTTTATTTAAGTAATCTTCACCATACGCTTTTCTTATGACATCATCAAGTTTTTTGATTTGTCCGCGTATTTCTTTTACTCTATTAACTATTTTATCGAATTGAGATTTAAGAGAAGGTTCGTTAAGATCGTTAGGAAATTCAAAAAAGTTTTTTTCTGTGTGAGATTTTACTTTTCCTGTTTTTTGTTGAATTTTAATAAGTAAACCGTTATCGTCTAAAAGTTGCTTCATTAAAGAAATTTCTTCGTCTTTTAGAGGAACATACTTATCAAATGCTTCTTTACCGGTTATTTCTGATAAAATTATATTACTTAGCTTCATCTATAAAATCTTTTCTATAAAATTTACCGAGTATATTATCGTTAATATAGTTATTACGTGTCTCTAATACCTCATTTATAAATAGGTATTTACACTCATAATATGTTAATTGTTTTTTATCTGGTACGTATTGTAGTATTTCTCGTTTAAAATCTTCTTGATTTCCTTCTTTAACTAATTCTATAATTTCTTTTTGAGAACCGTAATAAGTCTTCCAATCTGATTCAGTTATAACTTTTTGTTTAAGAGGAACTCTTCCTCCTATACCTTTAGCTTTTCTTTCTTCTCTTAAAGCTTCTAAAGCTCTTTTACCAAGTCTTTTATTTCTTTCAAAATAAAGTACTTTTTTTCCTAAATATTTTTTCCCTGTAGGAATATGTGTAACCTTGTAGATGAATCCGTAAGTGCCTTCAGGCATATCGTTTACTGATAAAACTACTTGGCCTTTGTGTGTCCAAGTTGGTTCAGTCATTATTTTAATGATTTAATTATTTTATCTACATCAAAGACGTCTTCTAATTTCTTATAAGGACATGATGTAATATCTTGAGATAATCCAAATGGTTGGTAGAGGTTGTTTGGAAAATCTACAGGCAAGTTAAATTTATTAGCTACAATATTATCATGCATACCGTATCCAAATACTTCAGGTTTAGTTGTAACCCAACAAACTGTTGAAGGTAAGTTAAACGCTGTTGCAAGATGCTGACTAAATGAGTCTATAAATAAACGTTTATCTGATAGTTGTAATAAGATAGCTATACTTCTAAATGAATCTAGTGCATGTAGTGTATCGGGGTATTTCTTTTGATCATCTCTTTTAATATGAACTATAGAATGAGTTGACTTAAATTCTTCTATTATTTTTAAAACTGCTGGTTCCGGAATATCTCTAGTCCAAGAATAGTTATAACCTTGGTTTTGAGGTCCACCATTTGGTTGAATAGCAAGAATAGGTTTATCTGTTTTATAGAAAGGTTTAAAGTAATCGATTTCAGATTGAGTGAGGTATATTTGAGGGGTCTCTCCCTCATATTCCATTCCCCATTGTCTTGCCCAGATATTCAGTAGATGATCTTGTTCTAAGATAAAATCTGATTGAGTATAAGGATCATTAAAGTATATTTTAGTATCGCTTTCTTTTCCTTTAATATATTGTTTATAAAACGCACCATGCTGTCCGTTTTGGTGAACATGATCAACAGCAGGATTATGTTTAAATACATCCGGATAAGCACAAACTACGTGAATTGTATCTTTTGGATGATTTTTACGAATTACTTTTAAGAGTGCGGTAGCCATTATATGCTTGCCAAGGCCACCTTCGATGTGGAATATAACCGTCATAAATATAACTTAGATTTAAATATAAGAATATAAACTTAAATATACAACTTATTCCCAAGGAGTTCCCTCTCCTGTTGTAAGGGCGTTGATAGCGTTTATTCTATCTGCAATAGAAGAAGAATGAACTGAGTATAGAGTTGAAGTATCTATACTACCTGTTACCCATCCTAAAACTATATCTTGAGTTAAATTTTCATAAGATATAAAATCAGCATCAGAAGGATTTTTATACGGTAAATTTACAGAACCTATACTTCTTTGACTTTCTCCTTCTAATTCAGTTCTACAGTACCATGACGCAGTAAGAATTAAACCATCGCTTAATTGTCTTTCTAAATTATGTATTTCCCAAGTATGTGTCATTGTTTAATTTTTATATAAATAGTTTATAGGAATAAAGCTTTCCATTGTGTTCCATTATAATAGTATAATTTACTAGCTCCTGCTGAACCTGAGGCAATAATCATTCCTTCTTCGGCTGTTGGAGTAGTTTCTCTTCTTGAAAGTTGCATGATTCCGTGAGTAGTAGTTGAACCAGTTACAAATATATTATTTACAAATGTTGTTTTTTCTTTGGTAGAAGTGATACAGTGTCCTACAATAAAACTCCCTGTATGGCCACTACCTATTACATTTTCTCTACCTCCAACTATAGCAGAGAAATTAGCATGAACTTCGTTTTTATGACCACCTCCAATAAAAGTACAATCAGCAGAACCGGTATTTAAGAATCCACCACCGATAACTGATTCATGTGCTGTTGCAAGTAAATTTTTACACCCACCTGCTATTACTGAAGTATCAGAACCAGAAATGACATTTATAGCTCCTCCCCCGATTACAGATCCAAATTCGGTGCTTGTTGTATTAAAGATTAAGTTAGTAGCTCCTCCAGCGATAGTGGAATTTTCTACACTACCGCTTAATGCATTTCCACCACCTCCTCCGATAGTATTCTTACTTTCATCATCGTATCCTACAGTGTTGATAGAGTT